AGAGGCTATGCTCCTAAACAAATCGCCGATGAGTTAAAGATGAGTTTAACAGGTGTCTGTATCATCCTCAACTCTCCCAACTTTCAAAGAGAGCTTGCTATGCAAAAAGCAATTCTTGATGAAAAGAAGCTTGACAACATAGCTACCGAATCTTCCAGTATTGAGGCTGAGGTATCTAAAAAACTTAGAGAAGCCACACTTGATGCTGTAAAGAAGCTAACAGATACTCATCTAAACTCAGATGATGCTAACATATCATTCAAAGCCACTCAAGACATCCTTGATAGAGGAGGCTTTGCCAAATCTACAAAAGTTGAAAATGTAGAGACGTTGAACATAGCTCTCAGTGATGAGGCAGCCGCCCTGTGTCCCGGAATGGGATGGCAATAAACGCGTTTGTACATGTAAAAAGCCAGAACCGGCGAATGTTGCTCATATTAAAGACACGGATGAAGATAACAAACAGCCTAATCAAATAAAGAGTGAGCCAACGAGCTAAGAGTGGGGTCTCTCGAACTCACGACTGTCAAATGATTAGGCTGTTTTTATTGTACCATGACTTATTACGAGCTTTGTCAAGAAAATATTAAGTTGCTCAAGGCACTGAAGGCAGATTATGTCTTTCGACAACGACAAGTCGAAGCCTCTATTGCCAAACTTGATGAAGTCATTGAGCAATTAGAGCATGATAAATATAAAAGCTATAACAATGGTGTTTTAACACGATGGTCGAAAACGCCGATTTGACAGGATCAAGAGGACCCCACAAGCTGATAAATGAAACTAACACCTGAACAAATTAAGAATCTTCGACAAAAAGGCAGAGATAGTTTATTCTTCTTTGCCTTTGGTATCTTAGGCTTTAAGGATTTAGAAAAGAGCATCCATAGACCAATTTGTCAGCAGATACAAGATTATGAGAAAAATACGAGGGTAAAGATAACGCTGCCTCGTGATTGGTTCAAGAGTACATTAGCGTCTGTCAGTTATCCTCTATGGAGAGCCATAAATGATCCTAATGTTAGGATTTTAATTGTCCAGAACTCTTTTAACAATGCTACGAAAAAGCTGCAAGCAATAAAGCAGCTTGTTGAAAAGAATGAGTTCTTCAGGGCTCTATATCCAGAGATTCTGCCTACAAGAAGGTGTAGATGGACGAAGGAATGTTTAGAGTTTAATAGGACAGATGCTCATCCTGAAGGTACAATAGAAGCTGCAGGGACAGGGACAGCAACAACTGCTCGACATTATGATGTTATTATAGAGGATGATACTGTAGTGCCAGATGTCGATGCTATGGGTGGTTTGATGCAGCAGCCAACAGCTTTGGACATTGAGAAAGCTATTGGTTGGCATAAGTTAGCTCATCCATTATTACTGCACCCTGCAAAGTCGCAGATTATTGTTGTAGGGACAAGATGGGCTGAGAGAGACTTACTCTCATGGCTTGATGAAAATGCTCCCAACTATCTATCAATAAGTAGAGCTGTTAGAGAAAATGCTGATGGTAAGCCTGCAACACCAGAGAATGGTGGGAAAGCTGTTTGGGATAGGTTTAATGACGCAGTTTTAGATGAATTGGCAAGTGATGCGAGTATCGGGCCTTACATGTTTGCAGCTTTGTACATGAACAATCCTACTGATGCAGTTAATCAAATCTTTAAACGGGATTGGATACAGTATTATGTCAATGCTCCCAAAACTTTAGCCATTTGTATGTCCGTTGATCCCTGCCAGTCAGAGACAGAGCAGTCTGCAGATCCAGACTATGCTGTTGTTGAGGTAACTGGAGTTGATGTGAAAACTGGTGACATATATGTGCTTGATTATGTTAGGGAAAGATTTAACCCTGGAGAGTTAGTTGAAGCAATTTTTAATATGTACCGAGTTTATAAGCCTTTACTTGTTAAAATTGAAGCTTTTGCATATCAGACAACGCTTAGCTGGTATGTTAAGAAGAGGATGTCACAGCTTAACATCTATTTTACCATTGATGAGGTTACAGGTTCTAAAAGATCAAAGCCTGATAAGATTAGAGGTCTACAGCCATATTTTAGTGCTGGCAAAATTTTTATAAAAGCTACAATGCCAGAGCTTGAGAGGGAGCTTTTAAGTTTTCCAAAGGCTGCCCATGATGATGTTATTGATGCTTTGTCTATGCATATCGACTTTTGGTATCATGAGACAGAATCCTATAGAAAAGCATTTATTGCTGATAAAGGGCTTGATCCATTTACAGGGGAAGGCATCATAGCAAGCTTGTTGGGGAGAGCTACAAAGTTGAAGAGGTTTCCTCATGACCTTGGAAATATGGCTGATAGGGTTAGAGATGACCAGTTAAGGGAGTATGCATATGCCTCGTAAAAAAGGTAGAGGAAAAGTTTTAAGAACCAGGACTGTTAAGGTCGGTAGGAACAAATATATGCGTTGCGATGTTTATGAAAAGGCTGGGCCTCGAGGAGGTAGGACTGTTTGTGGGCCAGTGAAAACAAAGAAGAGGAAAAAAAGATAATGGCTCTAACAGCTGAAGAGTGGATGACAGAGATTGAGAATGCTTTGGAATACCGTAAAACATTTGGTAGAGAAAAAGCATGGATGAAGAACGAGCTCAACTACTACAATGATCCAAGCGGCGATACTGCTGTTGGCCCTAATTTGGTATGGTCTATGGGGGACAGCTTGCTTAGCTCTTTGGGTGTCCCTGATCCAGAGATTGTTGTTAAGGCTGAGAGACGAGCTGGTGTTCAAAGAGCTCCCATTGTTGAATCTGTTGACAACTGGTTGATATCAAAAATGAAGATGAAAAGGGCTGTTGATGATGCCCTTATAAACTGCTTTCTCTATGGTAAAGCTATCCTGAAACTTGGTTATGACAGCGAGTATGGGTATTCGCCATACTGGGACATTGGGCCTGGGAACAATCCTTTGGGTATGACATTTACGCAATTTGATAAAAAAGGTAATAGGATTGAGTATAAGAATGTAACACCAGGCATGCCTTGGGTTGGTGCTGTTCATCCTCAGGACTTTGTCGGTCCTTGGGGAACAGTTTATATAGATGATGCCCCTTGGGTTGCTCATAGATTTATTAGGCTTAATGCTTATTTTAAGAAGGATCCTAAATACAAGAATACAACAAGGTTTGAGCCTCAAATGTCTATGGAGGACTTTGTTGATAGCTACAAAAATGTTGGAGCTAAGAGGAAACGGTTTAGGACTCAAAGAGCTATAACAGCACAGCAAAATAAGAAGCCTATATTTAACATTGGATGGGAGATTCATGATAGAATGTCAGGAAAGATTATGGTTATCTCTCCTGATTATGATAAATTTCTTAGAAATGAGCGGGATGTGATGCAGGTGTGTGGCTTGCCTTTTGTTGCTGAAGGTTTTGTTAATCATCCGCGCTCTTTTTGGTCAACTCCTTTAGCTTACTATCTTGGGCAGATTCAGAGTGAGCAATGTGACATTTCGACACAGGCAGCCAAGATGAGAAGATTGAATGTTCTGAGAGCTTTGATGAATAAGAATGCCATTGATGAGGATGAGGCTAACAAATGGATTTCCGGTGGTGTTGGAGCTGTCGGTATTGTTGATTCGCATGAGGACCTTGATAAAGCTATCAAGCTCTTTCCTGCCATTCCTGATGTTAACAGCATGATACAATCTGATAGTAATAGGAGAGATGCAAGGGAAGCTATTGGATTTGGGAGGAATCAGCTTGGTGATGAGATGCAGTCATCAAGAAGGACAGCTAAGGAGGTTTTGTCTGTTGAAAGAGGAGCGATGAATAGGACAAGTAGGAGGGCTACTGTTGTTAGAGATTTATATCTTGATGGTATGAGGAAGATAAACCAGATTGTCTTTAGCTTTTGGAATGCTCCAAGAAGCATTGCTGTTGGTCAGGATTGGAAACAGTTTACAGGAGAGGAAATTGCTGGGGAATATTTGTTAAGCTTGTCATTATCAACGAAGAGGAACTTGAGTAGAGCTGAGAGGAAAGTTGAAGCTTTAATGTTAATGGCTCAGTTCGCTCAGATGGGATTAGCTTCCCCTCAGCTGTTACAATATACCATTGATGCTGCTAATGACCCAAGCTTTGAGAGGTTGCTGTTACCATTTGTTGGCAAAGGTGGAGCTCCTGCTGCACAGCCTGCAGAGCGTCAAATTACACAGAGGATTTGATATGCCTATCTATGATTTCAAATGTCCTGGCTGTGGGAGGAAACAAAAAGATGTTTTTGTTAAAAGCTGGGATGAGAAAGTAAAATGTATTCAGTGCGGTGCTGACATGAAAAAGTTAGTCCCTACTGGAGTTGTTGCAGATGTTTTTCCTTCTGAAGGTGTTTTCTTGAAACATGTGTCAGCTAATGGGCATCGTTTTCATAGCAAGAAGGAAATGAGGCAGTATGAAAAAGACCACAATGTCAAGCTCGGATACTTGGGACATTAATGACATGTATGGTAGCTTTGAAAAAGTTGAAGCATAAGTAGAAAAATGGACATTAAGTAGGAGAAAAATGCTTAGATAAATAAGGAAACAGAGATGAGAAAAGTTATTGTTAGCATCTCTGACTCTGGAGCCATCGCGTCAGTGGATTTTGTTGGAGCGCATCTGACCAAAAGGGAACTTGAAAGAGTCCTGAGGGCTATTAAGCAGGGTCGGAGAGAGCGAATCAGAGAGTATAGAAGGCAACGTATTAAAGATGAGTTGGAGCAAGTAAAAAATGGTACAGACAAACGAAGCGAAACAGAAACAGGAAAATAAATTGACAGAAGGAGAGACGAAGTTACAGGCTCAGATAGATGCTATTAGTGCTGAGACTGCAGCTGTGAAGGCTGAGAACGAGAGGCTTAAGGCTGAGAAAGATGCTCAGGTTGAGAGAGAGAAAGCTGCGAAGGAAGCTGCATTGAAGGAGGAAGCGGATGTAAGGAAGCTTTTTGCTGAGGCAAAAGAGGAAAAGCCCGGAAAAGCGTCTGGAGTGGATGACTTAAGCCCAAGTCAGCTTTTAGATGTCGTAGCTGGTGCTTTGGAGAAAACCCTCAATGCTACAGCGGAGCAGACCAAGATTGATATTGAGGACGCTACAAAAGCTTCAAATGAACAGCTTGATAAGATTACACAGGTTTTGCATAGTGTTGTTGCAAAGATGAGCATTGATGCTACAAAGAGTCAACATGATGATTTTGATGTAGTTAGGCCAGAAATGGCGAAGGTGTATGCAAAATATCCTGGGATTGAACCTGAGGATGCATATCACTTGGCTAAGAGTTTAATGGCAGGTAAAACTGCTCCTGCAGCTAAAGCAGCAAGTGAAAGGCCTGGAAGTCATTTAGCTGCATCTGAAGCTGTTAGTGCTGCTGTGAATGAGCGTAGCAATGCTGGAATGCAGCCTCAAGGCCGAGCTCGTAGTAGAGGAAGTGAACAGCAN